GGATAAAACGCAGTTGGTCATCAATGGCTTCGTAGAAGTCTTGATAAACGTGTGTAGCTGGTTTCCCGTCTTCACCGATGAGGGTGTTGATTCGTTTTGGCGGAGCAACGAGGAACTCGAATGAGCAACGCTCCGCTTTTCCGCTTGTTATGTCAACTATTGGCTGTGAATAGGGGCGATTTATTTCGTTAAAGGTTGGCCCATACCCGCTATGGTTGAATGTTGTCGGCGGGAAATAAAACTCGTAAGCAAGGCCGGGTTCGGCAACCTGCCTCATTTCTCGAATATCTGAAGTATTTCGCAGCACTGTGGCGGATTTTTGAAATTGAAATTTTCCAGATATCTGACTAGGAATTGCCTTTCCTATTATTGAAACAGCCATTATGCCCTCTGCTTCCAGTTCTTCTGAATCTGAAGAATCTCATTAGCAACCGCACGTGCAGTAACTTGTGGGGTTGCGGACTCGTTGACGGTTATGTTAAACGTGTCGCCACCGCTGCTGCTGTTTGCGGACGTCGACCCAGTCATTTTTGCCAAAATACTTGTTGATGTATCGCCCATTGGTCCGACTGGCGGAACAACATGCAGGTGACGCGAGCCGCCAGTACCGTGGAATTCAGCAAATCCGCCTGCGGCATTTATCAGGGATGAATACTTGCCAAGGTTGTCGCCTACCAAGTCATATGCATGTCCTGTGGCGTGGTCTGAATTATTTGAACCTAGGGCAAAATTACGCAAAGAACTAGTAACCGTACGTTTTCCTGGAACGGCACTATCAAACATGCCATGTTTACCCATTGTCTTTCCGAGCACCTTGGATGTGCTTGTGTCTCCAATAGAAAGCAGTTTTTCAATTTGCCCCTTATCGTTTAGGACTGCCTCAAAGCCGTTTGCCCACCATGACGGCGCCTGATTCCACCATTTTGGAGTATCGGTTGACTCGAAGAATTCAGCTCGGACAGCTTCGGTAAATTGCGTTCTCATCAACATCGCTTCTTCAGTGAGTATGTCTTTGAATGGGTCCAGGTTGCCCGACATTTCCGTCGTGAGCGTTGTTCCAAATAGATTTGTGCCTTTAGCACCACTGCCCAAAAGCCTTGAACCGATTATCGAGGATATTTCTTCGGCGCTCTTACCCTTGAACGCGACACCCCGGCTGAGCATCCCCTCCAGCTCTCTGACCTGTGCGGTGGCAGTCATGTCGCCAGTCATTGCTTTGGTGATAAGGCTACTGATTGCTGACTCTGCGCCAGAAAATGCCTTTTCGCCATCCTTAAATGTAAAACCTGCTTCACCTGCCATAGCAAGCAACTGTTTCGTCATTTCAGTTGCCGACCCGGAGGCTGTTTGTGTTTGCGCCTGACCAATAAGTCCTTTGGCTTCCTCGCCCATTGCAATTCCCTCGAGCGGGCCACCAGGTCCGAATGCCGAACCAGCACCGACATTTGCACCTGTTCCGAATGCTTGAGCCTGGGCTATGGCATTGAGCAGTGGAGAATCTGGGGATATGTAGTTTGAGTAATCCAGGTACTTCGTGTAGTAATCGAGAAATGCTTCAGTTGATGTATCGCCACCGCGTAGATTATTGCCAGCAGACTGAAGCGCATCCTTCATTTCCCTGTTCTCTTTGAACCTCCGGAAAACATCCATTGCCCTAATTTGCACATCCTTCAGGGCATCGGAGAACTGCTTGGCCGTCTTGGTCATACCAACACCAAGCGCCTTTGTTACATCTGTGAGTTTTAGTGTTGTGTCGTAGAGGTCAACGTTGCGCTCCATCGCGAGCTTGTATATTTCCTCTGATGTCATTCCGGTTGTTTGCTTTAGTGAGTTCATCAGTGAATCAAACTGATTGAACTGTGGCGTCAAAGCCATCTTCATAGTCTTAGATGTTTTTGCAAGAGCTTTTTGAGCGTCTTCAGCGTTATCGCCGAGCGCAAGACTTAACTCATTGCCACCAATGACCCCAGCATCGATAAATGGCTGAAGTACTTTTTGTCTTTCTTCTTTTGTTCCAGCTTTTGCAAAGTCACGCGTCATGTTCTGAGATGCGGCAAGAACTGCTCTCGCCTCTGTGGTGCTGCCCTTCATGCCACCTTTTGCAGCAGCAGCAGCAATTCCGGAGAGTTGAGCAAGCCCTACCTTGCCCATAGCTCCTTCGGCCATCTTCTTTTGGTTTCGTTTTGCTGCCAAGAATCCAAGACCGGTACCAATCAGGCCTCCAACAGCAGCACCAAATGGTCCGGCAATCATTCCGCCGATTGCGGCACCGCTTACCGCGCCAGCTAATGCACCACCCATTTTGGTCTTCGATTTAAACGCAGTCAGTCCAGCGCCAACTGCAAGACCGAGCAATGGGTTGATTGCCGCGACAGCCGCTCCCGTCTGCATAGCACCCTGGGCGTCTGGGTCAGACACCATTCGCTGACCCATTCCACTACCAAGAAATGCGGATACACCCATGCCGGCAAGCATGTTCACGCCGCTAAGACCATACTTGGCGCCAGCTTTCATGCCTTGGAATTTGCTGAATTTGGCATTCTGCGGGATTAGACCATTACGCTTTGCTTCATCAAAGTTGAATCGCGCATTTCTGTATCCTTGACCGAAGTTGCCACCCTTTGCGGAATTATAAGCACGAGACAATAAGCCCCCGCCTGGACCGAGTTTACCCATGCCGCCTTGGTCTCTTATTGTTGCCCTAATTCCTTTGTAGCCCTCTGCGTTGTATGACTGGCCCAGAAGCAAGCGGCCGGCAAGACCACGCAGCCCTCCAGACCTTGCCGTGTTATTAAAATTATTTGTTCCACTTCCCGCTGCTTGCGCGCCAGCAATTCCCAAACCACCCATTGCGCCAGCCGCAGTTGGCTGACCATTTAAGGCCAAGCTCCCAAGATTCATCAGGCTGCCAAAACCCCTCTTTGTAGCGCCCTGGAATCCTCCACGACCGACAAATCTTGCTCTAGATGCTGATATTCTTTCGCTCAGTTTTGGTCTATAAGTTCCTGGAAATATGCCGGATTGTTGAAGCTGTTGGTCGGTTCTGTATCTGTAAGCAGCATTATCCATCAAACTACTGTGCGGCCCAGACGGACCATTTGGATTTAGACCGCGTCTTCTTCTGCGCTCCGACTCAATGTATTGCTCTCTTGTCATGCTTCTCATACCGATGGCATCCAGGTCCTGCGAAACACCACGTGTCCTGCCGAAGATATTTGTAGTGTCCGTATCTCTGTTTTTGAGTCTTTGCGTACCTGATGCGGCTGAAGCCAGGGTTGGAGCTCTGTAGCCTCTTTGCTCCAGCGGAATAGCATTAACGCCGCGATTTCTTGTGACATATCGATTCACGTCACGTTGATAATCCTCGTTGGATTGTCCTGGTTTTCTAGCTGGGAGTCTTGTATACCTTCCGGTTGTTCGGTCTACCGCTCCACCGCCCATGCCTCCCCTGAGCGTGCCGCCAACCGCCGCAGCTGAAAGAGCTGAACCAGCGGCTTGAAGGGATGCTCCAGCAGCAGATAATGCGCTTGCCGCTGGAGAGATTGCCGCACCCGCGGCCGCACCAGCAGCCTGTCCGGCACTGGACATTGCACCAGCAATTGAGCCGAGCTGACCCACGTTTGCAGCGCCATTAGCTCCAACATTGGTGCCCATGGTTGAGAATTTATGTCCAGAATAAATCGCCTGCTTTGAAGAAAGTGCTACATTGCCGAATTCGTCACCAATCCCCCTATTGCGAGCAAAACGATTAGAGCGGCGACCCTTGAGCGCAAGGAACCCGAGTGCCGCAACGAGGCCAGACGAACCAAAGCTTCCGCCCTTACCGCTAATCATTCCAATTATGCTTGCGATTGACGACATCATTTTGCCAAGAGCAGAAAGCATTGGGTTGATGATTGGAAGTGCTCTAGCGAAGACCTCTCGAAGTGCGCGCATTATTTCGAAAAAGCCAACGACAACGCTCTTCATCGCGTCTCCGAATGACAGAAATAGTCCTTCATATTTTTCTGCCTGAGCAGCAAGCGCACTTACGCCCTTACCAATCTGTTTGAATATTTCCACGATTGGCTTTCCGAATGTTTTAATTACTATTGAGCCACCATCTCGAAGCGGGTCAAGAGCGTCTCTGACCTCTCTAAAGTAAATTGCAAAGCCCTTAAAGAAATCTGTTGTTCTTCTCCAAAATCCTTCTGTGGCGGGAAGAAATTTGCGAAAGAGTACGACGGTGAAGTCTTCTAATTTGTCTGTAAATTTAACAAGCGATGAAAGGAATGGACCTTGCCCAAATGCAACCAGGTCGCCCGAAATCCTACGGAATGTCCTCTCAAGGCCACCATAGATTTCGCTCATTGCTTTCTTGATTGGCTCGAGAACCCTGACTCCAACGTCCGATAGCTCGACAAGAGCAGACGACATATATGTTCTAAATTGACCGACAAGAGTTTGCGCCATTGTTCCAGACTGACCGAGTACACCTGCTTCGGTGGCAAGTTTTCCACTTTGCAGGTCTTCGAGGAACTTTTTATAATCTTTGTAGTTGCCCTTCTTGAAGGCTTTCTCAAATTCAGGGCTTATTGATTTAACCGCTTGGAGTGCTTCTGCGGTAAATTTCTTTTCTTTCTGAAGTATTCCAACTAGATTTCCTGCTGCCTGCATTGCATTCTTGGGGTCTCCACTAGCCTGAACAAAGTCGGCCATTGCCCTAAGCGCCGCTTTTGATGCTGGAGTGAATGCAGAGTGCTTGCTAACCGCAGCAAAGGCTCCAGCGAGATTCTGCACACCCATAGCCGCTAGCTGTGAGTCCTTATACAAGCTTCTAAGGCCAGAACCTGATTGGTCTAAAGCCGAGCCAAGCTCTTTTGAATCCTTGTATCTAAAGGCGAACTGTGCCGCTTGAAATTCCTTAAATGCGGCAGCTGCTCCAATTGCGGCAACACCAACTGCAGCTACAGTCCCAGCCAGGGCCTGCATTACATAGTTATATGCTTGCGCAACAAACTTTCCAACTGCAAATGCAGCATTAACAGAGGCCAACGACAGGGCAGAAATACCGAATTCAATACCAAGCGCAATGACGGTAAACATCAGCATTCTCGCCATTTTGAGAAACTTTGCACCGATTTTTTCGACCAGAGAGAGCTGTTTGCCAAATTGGGTGGCACCCTTGCTGTTTTGCGTCATCTGCAAATTCAGACGGCCCATGGCACCGGTGAGGCGGTTTGTTCTGTTTTCTAGGCGTTTGCTCGCAGCATCAAGTGCGGTAATTTTGGCGGCGGTAGTAAGTAGTTTATTATCACCTTTGACGTCAACGTCAACATTTAAATTTACTATTTCGTCAGCCATGACCTCTACCTAGGTAATAAATCTCATTCGCTAATACCCCTGAGACTTACGCTCAGCTGCCTCACGGTCTGCCTCAATAACTTTAGCACACGCGAGGCGTATTATCCATTCTTCGAATGAGCAATCGAGGATTCTTATAGGGTCCGTCCCAAACACCTCCCCCAGGCGGGCGGCTGTAACTACTCGACTATCGTCGGTTAATTCGTTGAGGACGGATTCGTAGGGTTTTCAGTCTGTTCGACCGTGTCCCCGAAGCCAGCTGCATCAATAATTGTCAAAGCCGCAGCTTCAACGTGTGGGTCAAGACCAAAGAACTTCTGAACTGCATCAGGAAGGGCGCGAGTTGCACCAGTCATCTTGAGAACTGCCGGTGAAGCGAATCCTAGTGACTTTCCATTCTCGAGGACCTCTTCACCATTGAAATAAATTCCCTTGGTCGTGTGTCCGATGACCTGACATGCAAATCGAGTTGCGTCAAGTCCTGTCTTGGAGTCGGAGCCAGCATTCTTCTGCCAAGCCTTAACTTGATTCTGTGTGATGTTCGGGCTGATGAGCAACGTAACACCTGGGCGCTCTGGGACGGTTATGAACACGTCTGGGCGCGACACCTTCTTGCTAATCACAGCGGTGAGCTGCTCGAGAACATTGTCTGATTCGTCACCAGAGGTTCCTGCATCGAGAGAGGGTCGTGAATCGTCTGAGTAAAATGAGTTTGTCATGCGGCAAACACTATCACCACCGCAACACTAGCGGCGGATGTCAATTAGACGTTTTAATTACGCCTGTGCTGGGACACCGGAGATTGCAAACGTAAGAGCAATCGTCGCTGGTGCACCTGATGACGCATCGCCTTCTGGCTCAGACAAGCCAACAAGAAGTGCTCCGGCATAGACGCGCTCTGACTGAAGGTTCTTCAGGTCGCAGTCCGTGTCGTAGATTTTGATGTCGTAGTAGGCGCGGCCAACAACAGGGCGGACCTGATTAATCAGCGTACGAAGGTCTGCATCGTAGTGCTTGGTCAGTGTGACGTCGCCGACTTCCGATGGCGCACAGAGAACCTCTGGGAATGCTTGTCCGCCGATATAAATCTTTTCGACAGCAGCAGTGATTTCTCCACCGGACACCTGAGCGAAATACCCAGAAAGGGTCGGCCCAGTAACCGCGCCGCTAACTGGCGTGATTTCTGCGATGATTTGTCGCTGTGCCAATTTTGTGGAAATTGCCATGATTCCTCCGTGTTTTTACTTAATTTACTTAGACCAGTGTTGAAGTCAGGTTTGACTTTGTAATCTCGACCTCAATCGTGTCACCGATTGAAGAAACTCGAGCACCAACTTTGGCCTTGATTACGCCAGTCGCCAGCTGTGTGAGCGGGTTGTTGGCGTTGTTGACCTGGACCGTGTAGCCAGGGTCAATCTGCTTGCCATTTGCGTCGAACGCCTCGTACAAACCTCCAGCCAAACGGATTCTCTCCATGATGGCCGTCAGAGTTGCACGAACTCTCGAGAATGTCGACTGTCTTCCGTCGATTGGCAAGAAGAGAAGTGCTTCAAGTGCGCTCTCTGCTTCGTACACAATCTGGTTCAACACCTCTCGCGAGATGATGAATCTGAAGTTTGTCGTGTCATCAGAGGCTGAGCGAGCTCCGTAGACTCTTGCTGTGCCGTTGATGATTTTGATTGCATTGATGTAGTTTTCATCAAGGCTGTCCGCATCAGTCTTTGAGAGCGATGTCTCAAGTCCTGTCACGAATGTTGCTTCCGTTCTCTCGCCAGCGTATGGGTTCCATGGGCCGTACAGGTTGTGAACGCGTGCTCTCTTGGCAGCGACATAACCCTCTGGTGGAACCATCATCGTGAGTGTTCCGTTTGGAATCTTTACCCATGGGTAGAAGAACGCGCCATATGGTGCATTGGCATCACCGGTGTGGTTTGCAGCTTCAGAGATTGCTGTAGCAACAGATGTGCCCTCGTCAAAGGAGGTCAATGCAATTCTGTTGTTCGCAGCAGCGTGAGCAAACACAAGGTCTCTCATTGCTTCTGCGTAGAATCCAGGAGCAGCAACGGCACCAGGTCCAAGGTTGGACGTGAATGTGTCCAACGCATCTTCGAGGTCAGCAGCAACAAGCGTGCTTCCGTTTGTTCCACCAGAAAAGTTCGTGGCGGCAACAACTGCCGGAATATTCGATGATGCACCGGTTGTCGCTGTGATGTACAAAGCTGCCGTTGCGCTGTTATTGATTTCATTAACAGCGTCAGCAGGGCTTGTGTGGTTTTCTGTTGTATAAACCAAGGCTCCGTTAACACGAATCTTGATTCTGAAATTGACGCTTGCTGTTGGTTGCTCGACCTGTGCTGTCAAACCGCCGCTGTTGGCCCAGGTTCCTGTTCCTGATGCGAGCAAGTTAATGCAAGTTGCTGAAGCTGCATCTGCGAGCGCGAGGCTTGCCTCTGCCGCTGATTCATCGACGACGCGCGAAACATAAGCGCGTGCGCCACCTTCTTCAAAGAATGTCTCTATCGTCTGGTGTGTGTAACCAGAGGATGTGTATCCGCCGAAAATGTCCTCGAAGTCGGAAAGACTGGTAACGAGGTGGGAGGTTCCATCTGGACCTCTCTCTGTCACTCCAGCAACGAACAGTGTTGCTGTTGGCGCGGTTTGCGTATTGGTTGGACCAGTTCGGACCGCAGTTGTAACAACTATGCCTGGCATTTTTCCTCCGTCCCATTTCTTTCAGGAACTATTTCGTATGAGACTACTGAAATTATAGAAGACCCGTTACGGTGTTTGGCGTACGTTTTTGGCGGGTTCCGCAAAAAGCTGGTTAAGACTTTCAAGAACCTGGCTTTGTTGCTCAGCTTCTTCCCGTTTTACCTTCTTTCGAGATTTTGGCTTCTCCACTTGTTTCTGGATTTTCGCCTTTGGTGTGTCAACAAAACGAGCAACTCCCTTGTCTACAAGGGCAGCAATTCTTTGATTGTCAGGCTTAACCAGGCCAAAGGCACGACCAAGGATGTATGCATCATCGGTCACTTTTACCATTTTGTATGAGAGATTCTGGATTTGCACAAAACCAGCATTTTCCGAAGGTATTTCATCAATTTGGCCATCAAGACCAATGAACTCTACGTCGTTACTCATAATCAATCATCTGTAATTGTAATGCTTGCTGCGTTAGTGAAATTGGTTATTAATGCCGCCAATGGGTTCTGCCCAACGGTTAATCCGAATTCGGTTACTTCGTCAGCAATATTATCACGGGCAATGACTTCGTCAATAGATAGGTCATAACCAATATAGGCGCCAGCAAGTACACGGTCACCCTTAAGCATGGTTAGGTCGGAAAATTCTTCAACGACAGTCGTTTCCTCTACCCGAGCTTCCCGTTCTGCTCCTTCACGTTGCAGGCATGGGTAATCAAGGAGGGCTGAGCGAACAACCGTTGTTAATCTGTCCCTCATTTCCGTAGTCTCTTTTGAACCATCTGTTCGCACCCATATGTATGTACGCATTGAGTAATTGACTTTGTACATTGGGTCGGCACCAAGTGCATAGCCAACTCGATTGAATGAACGAGTTGATATTGCTACGGTAATAATTGTCGGCCAAGAGTCAAGAGCGATTGGCTCGTAGGTCAAATACTCTGCTGGGTCAGGCAACTCATCCTGAGAGAGATTCCAACCGTTTCTGTACTTTATCAATCTTCTTGGAATGTCGTCTTTCAGGTACTCGTTCACAAAAGATTTTGCAAACTGCGCTCCATACATTAATTCCGCAGGCATTAGAGAACCTCACCATTTGCGATGTAATCAACTGTATCTCTACCAAGTTTTTTGGCGAACAATGGCGGCTCAAATACAATTTTTCTTTTTGCCATCTTGGTTGTTCCGTATTGATGAAATTTTGCATATTCAACAGTTGTGCCAAGTGAGAAAGATGTATTTGTCATTGTGTCTACCGCGCCCATTCCTCCAGCCAGTGAGGCAAACAGCTTTCCTGTTCTCACAAGTGGTGGCATACCTGGAAATCTCGCCATCTTCCATGATGCGTACTGAGCATCGAGTGGCTTCCATCCGCCAACAAGCAATCCATTACTCGTAAAATTTGCGGTGTGCGCAAGTTTTACTTCTTGCTTAGCTTTTAGTAGAACTGGCGTAAGCACCTGGGCACGCGCATGCATCGCAGTTAAGCGAGCTATTGCAGAGGCAATACCCGTAGTTGTTACTCCAATTTCGACTTCCATTAGATGCGTCGCCTTCTCCATCTGCGAAGCGCAAGCAGCTCCCTCTCTGTAAAACCCGTCTCAAGAGGGGCCACATTTCTTGTTGTCAAATCCTTAACTCCAACAACGTCATCATGCATGTTTTGCATTTCACGTGTAGCAGCGCGAAGAATAAAGAGCTTGAACATCTTGATGGCCTCAGGGTCTAGGCCACCAATGTAAGAAACCTCAATAACATCATTTGGGAAGCCTCTGTAAATCTCAAGTCCATATCGCTGAACCGTATAGTCATTTCCAGTTGCAGTTGCGGTTCCGCCAGAAACGTAAGCTGCAAGACCAGATGGGTAGCCACCGACCGAGAAGGTAGTGGCGGTAGCTGCGGTTATTTCCTGGAACGAATTGTTGTATACGGATGGAGTAACTCCAGATACCGCAACTCTTTGACCTTTGGTAAACGTATTAGCGGCAGTGAAGGTGACGATAGTTCCGGATTGACTTGCCCCCGTAATTGTCGCATCGCGCTTCATCGCTTCGGCAAGATACGTCCCCGAATCTCCAAGGCTTTTAATGCGCACACTGGATACGGAAACAACTGGAGTGCTGCGTAGAGAAATAACAATAGATGGTTGTATGTAATTCAATCCACTGTCTGTGGTATTGAGTGACTGGTCATAAAAGAAAGAAGTTGCTGGAACACCCTGAAAGTAACTCGGTATAACATGCTCTTCAGTTATAAGAATTCTCTCACCGTACTCGTCCACTGGAAATTCCACTGGACGACGTAAAAACGCCTCAAGCTCGCTTTGAAGTCCTTCGAGTACGAACGCGGCAGCATCAAGTTGCCGAAGGCTGAACTTGACGTCCATATAAATTGCCAAATCGGAAGCAGAAACAATCATTGCTACCTCAGGTTGCTCGAGCCAGGTTTAGCCTTCGTCTTTCTCTCAAAAGGGCTCGGCCAGTACCGGATTGTGTTTGTCTTTGGCCAGAGACAACATCTGCAAGACGATTGAGACCATACGCCGTGGCTCGACGCCACCAAGCAGGCCTATTCCCTCCAGTAACTGGATTTCGTCTTGTCAATGCACCGATTTCTCTATCTCGGACGGTGTTTTGTTCCATGGCTACCTCTTCAGCGCTCGACTAAAGTTTACACCATTGGATTCGCGGGCCTGTCAACGGTCTTCGTTTGGCGGTTTTTCCAAAACTATTTTGTCTGCGGATTTAGCTGGAGCTTCGATTGGAACCCAAGCACTCGAATACGTATGTTCTTTGACCTTGCGCATCTTGATTAGGGAACCATCAAGCATCAATTCCGACTCAGGAACAGTCATGTTAAAGAGCTCGTCTAGCTCCTCAATCGTGTACACCGTGCTTTGGTATATCTTCTTGACAATATCCGACATTCGTTTTGCTACAACTGAGCCTCGACCGCGGTTCATTTGAACATGCAGAATCATCGCGTCAATATCGGAAATCTCCAGTTCAATACACGGCACAGATTTCGCATATTGCTGAGACAATTTCTTGGATGAAGATATCGCGATAATTCTATGGTGCCCATCAATGATGGTTTTTGAATCTTTCTGTACAACAATTGGAGAAAGAATTCCATATGTTTCGATTGACGTCGACAATACCTTTAAGTCAGGCTTAAGGACATAGTTGGCTCGCCACGTTGCCGGCTGTAATAAAGCTGGATTTATTGATACATGCTTTGCATGGCTCATTGCTCTACCTGGGCGCGCACGTTTGCATTAAGAGTTCGAAGAGCATCAATGCTTGTTCTAAGCGACAAAAGTTTTTCACGTTTTGCTCTGACGAGAGCTTCAGCAATTTCGTAATCCTCTTTCATTTGTTCCATTTTGTAATGGGACCATTGCTCTCTGTCGGTGATTGTTCTGTGCCCCTTTCCGGCAGCACCGAGGTATTCCTTTGCCCATTCGGCTTTATATCTGGCATCTTTTTTTGCAGCATCGACTGCAAGAATTTCAAAGTTTTCAGTTTCTTTCTCGAGCATGTCGAGTAGGCGCATCATTTCTTTTTCAATATCAATTTGGCTAATTGGTTGAGTTCTATTCATTGAAAATCCCTTCGAGTGGCGACCAGTCTATCTTGTCTAAAGCCGAGAGTGAAATTTCCGGCCACGTAAATTTTGCGCACCCCAGCTTTGCTAAAACCATTTCCTCCAGTACCCACGCATCACACATATCATCAGCATGACCACCCTTCCAGACTATTCCAGTAATAGCTGATATTGAAGATATGACTTCAGATTTGCCGGCATTCCCTTTGCCGGTCGCAAATTTTGCTCTACACGTCGGGGGCACTATGACATACGGAATATCCATTGATAGAAGAGTGACCCTAACCACACCACCAAGCTCGCCAATAGAATGAGCCTGTGAGTGCCTCGCCGCGAAGGCGTAACCCTCTATTGCAACTGCCTGTATCTTATTGCCAACAATAATGTTGCCTATTTCGCTAGAAATATTTCTTAGCCGTTCCGCTCCAGAAGCATTGACCGATATGTACCCGGCCTCACCGTTATGGCAATACCCAGTCGAGGTGAGAGAGAGGTCTAATCCGAGAATCCTGGGCTGCACGAAAAAACTCTAGCCCATAAACAAAGACCCGCCGGCCTTTAGGACCGACGGGAATTCATACAGACAGATGTCCGTATCTACTCTGCGTAGTTGCTCACTACTAGACCTTGGACCACCTGCCTTTCTTTTCTCAGAAATGGCTAGAAGACCTCAGCGTACCATTACAAAAATATTGAGTCAGGTAAAGAGATGTTGGTCCGCACATAAAAAAACAGACGCAAGAACCGGGGGCTGCACGTTGCCCTGTGCCCCCGGCCCTCGCGCCTATAACGGTCCTAAGGCAATTAATAATACATCGCTCACCAAGTTACTGGTGTAAATGCAAGTGATGTTTTATCTTTCCCAACCATGCTTTGCAAGACCCAGGTCGAAAGCAAGTTGAGGATAATTTCCGATTCGATTATGGCAAGGCCTGCACACTGCAAGAAGATTTTCCTCGTCCAGTATTGAACCACCTTGTGAACGACGAATTATTTCATGTATGTCACAACTTCTATTGCGAACATAGGTTGTTTTTTCGTCGTACTCAGCGAATACCGGACAAGCTTCGCAAAATGGTTTTTCTGAAAGCATGCGCTCGACAAGTGGCCTACGGAGTGCGTATTCCTTTTGTTTTTTCTTTGAGCGGTGTCTCACTCAGAATATGTTATACCGTCAAACTCCCACTTACCGTCAAGCGATGCCCAAAGCGCAATGTCAACATCTGACGGCTCCATATCGAATTCATCGAGCAATGACTTATGCTTCATGATTGCAGCCTCAAGAAAGGCAACACGTGTTGTTGCTCCCTCATCTTCTCCAAGTGAAGCAACGTAGTCGAGTCGCTTGTCAACAAAGAACTTGAATCGTTCAATTTTTGTCATTCTTCCGTCATACGACTGAACGGCCTCGACGAGAAGCATTTTCCCATCTTCGCCAAGTTCGGAATAACGTTCTATATCCATTTCCTTGTCATCAGCAATATTGCGCATCTGCTCCTCAAGATTGCGAACGAGAGCCAACAATGCACGCTTCCAGCGCTCGCGATTCTGTGGCAAGTGGAGATACTCTCTCTGAGTGTCGGACACTCGATTTTTGACGTCCTCCGCGACAAGGCGGGCAAACATGTCGTCATTCATTTTTTGGGTTCCAATATGAGCAGATATTTGATTTGTAGTGACACCAGTTGCAAAGCTTTGACGGGATTGCAGGCCATTGTGAGTTGTCATAGGAATTTACTATCTCCTTCTTTGTTGTTGTTATTGTATTTCTGACATTTGCAAAGTCATCAGCTGTGGGTAGATGTTTTTTTGCAACACCATCTTTTAGGTATAGAAGCTCAAGGTTGAATTGCTGTTTTCCTTCCAGCTCGGTCAAAAGAAGCGCATACAGGCATAACTGAAACCATTTATCTGACATGTATTGCGCGGCTGGTGTTTTGCCGGTTTTGTAGTCAGTAATGGTTACTACGCCATCATTTTCCGTCCATCTGTCGATGAAGCCTTTGATTAGTACACCATCAAGTTCGCCAAACACTTCATACTCGATTCCCGAAGGGGCAATCAGTGTTGGGTTTTCAAGTAGGAAAATATTCTCGACGCACCACCAAGCACTCCAGCGAAAATCATTAATTGGTGTTTTCTTAAGGAATGGAGCAACAGAATCTGCCCAATTCCCCTCAGACCAAACATGAGTGCAGGCATGTCTCGCCGAAATAACTGTTCTTTCTTCTGGTTGATATGAAGCGTAGAAATACTCCAGGACGTCGTGCACAAAATTGCCCAACAATGTCGCCATTGTCGGTGGCTCTTTAATTTTGTCAACTCGAGACAACTTAAACTTCAGCGGACACTGAATATAAGTCTGAATCGATGACGCAGAAAGATGCTCTGGGAGAACTCCTATTTCCT